GTAGTGCAACCCCAATTGGCCTTTATCAAGCCTTGTACAAATATTCAGATCCTAATTGCGTATTGGTGTTTGATGACTGTGATAGCATCCTGCTTGATGATGTGTGTTTGAACCTGCTAAAAGGTGCATTGGACTCAGGCAAGAAGCGTAAGATTTCATGGTTGAGCGAGAGTAGCACTCTGCGCCGCGAAGGCATTCCAGACAGTTTTGAGTTCAAAGGTAGTGTGATCTTTATTACCAACCTGAAGTTTGACAAGATGAAATCGCAAAAATTGCGTGATCACTTGGATGCTTTGCAAAGTCGCTGTCATTATCTTGACTTGACCTTGGACACCATGCGTGACAAGATCCTGCGTATCAAACAGATTGCACAAGATGGCGCTTTGTTTGTAGACTACGAGTTTGAACAATGTGAACAAGACGACATTATTGAGTTCTTGACAGAGAACGCCAATAACATGCGTGAGATGAGCTTGCGTATGGCAATTAAGATTGCTGACTTGCGTAAGAGCTTTCCCTTGCGTTGGAAAGAAATGGCTCGTGTTACTTGCATGAAGCCTGCTTAATTTTAACTTAACCCCGGAGATTTAACATGTCAAACTATGCAATCGAGATTATTAGTGTAGCAACCCCAACTGGTATTAAGCCTTTTATTACTGCCCGCGATGATTATCGCACTGAAGAACGCCTAGCAAAAGAAGTGCCGTCCTATTTTAAGAATGAGCGCAAACTAGGCGATGGTTATTACTTTGTTAACCGTGTTTATTTTGACACTGGCTTAACAAAAGAACAAGCCGAAGAGGGCGTTGCTGGATTGCTTGCCTTATATAATATGCTAGGTAAGGAAACTTTAAACGGAAAAACGGCACCTGGTAAAAATCGTCCTAAACTAGAATTGGTTGAGGCTTAATATGTATCGAGTATTTGAAGGTGATTTGTATTTGTTTGATTGCATTGCAGAAGAAGCAGACATGTATCGTTCAGAAGGTTATAGGGTAGAAAGAAAATGAATACCGCAATAGCAATGGTTGTGATACTGGTCGCTGAAATTATACGAGGCGGTTGGTTAGTTTAAAGACTACAGAATTTGGATGGCTCCTTGTCTGTAGTCTTAGCCCCGAGTGGAAACATTCGGGGCTTTTTTCATTTGTGATTCTGTAAATACTATGCTACAATAAACAATATGAATCAATTTGCGACCATCGAAGATTACATTGAAGTAATAGCCGGCGAGCGTGATCCTGCTACAGGTAAACTTGTGGGTGGTTGGCTGAACGAGCCTTTAATTAGTTTGGCACGATATGATGTAAGTGTAGTGAACAAGATGTGCGAACAGGTCATGACCGGAACAGCATTAACCGAACGCCAGGCTACCCTTGCACAAAAAATAGTATTAACTTATCGTAGACAATTAGCACAAAAAGGTGTTGATGTTACTCCAATGGAAACTCCAGTCTTTCGACACCCGTTGAGAGCAATGGATTACAGTTGTAGTCTGACCATCGTCGATAATGTGTTATGGTTAAAGTTTCCATACCAAACTAATCTAATTGACCAACTAAGAACTTTTGGTAAAGAAAGCCAAGGTTCGTGTCGATGGAGTCCGGACGACAAGGTATGGAAAGTAGCATTAACAGAGTACAACTTAACTTGGACCGCCACCTTTGCCAGTATCAACAAATTTGAAATTGTGTCAAGTGTGCAAGACCTAGTCGAATTGTTATTAGCCGCAGAAACAACCCAATACCAAATTGAATTGAGTGTAAGTGACAATCAGTTACAGTTATGTAATGCGCCAGAGTCCTTGACTGAATATATTTCAACATACATAGGTGAGTTGACATTTAATAATTTATTACAACTAGCAGACTATAGCAGTATATTGGGTTATACATTGCATCCTGATCTTGAAACAGCATTGGCACAGGAATATGGTTACAGGTTTACACATTTACTAACCAACAGAGAACTCAAACTAGATCCTAATACAATGTTAGCAGATGATAATTTTGCTAGTATAATTGACTACGCTATTACTTGTGATCGGTTACCTGTGTATATCTATGAACCCGATTTAAGTTATAAACTATTAAACAAAGTTAAATTGATGTTTGCTGAGGAAGAACTTGTTGAAGTTAAACACAACGCGGTTTTAGACGCAATCAATAGCAAGACCAAAGTGGTCTACATAACTAAACCGGTTAATACAACAATTCCGTTATTGATAAGTACAGCAGGTATGATATACGGCGGCCAGAAAGAGATCATGCTACAGCAAGCCGAAAAGATTGTATATTGTGCATCTGAAGTGTATAATAGAAAGACTAACGAGGTAAAGAAACTTGCAGGCTAAACTCATAATTCGTGATGAAGTTAATGTCAAAATTGAAGGCTTAGAATTAAGTACTAGGAAGAAACTGGTAGATAAATTCAAGTACGAAATTCCTGGTGCCCGTTATCAACCAAGTGTGCGATTAGGCCGGTGGGATGGTAAAGTTGCGTTTGCACAATTAGGTGGCAGTACTTACATTAACTTGTTGCCCGAGATCATCCCATTCCTTGACAGCGAGGGCTATGACATTGAAGTTGAAGACCTACGCACATACTCAACCAAGTTTGATTTGGCCCCAGTTGCTGAGGATACTTTTGCTGACACACCTTGGCCCAAAGGACATACTGCTGAAGGCGAACCTATCATGTTACGTGACTACCAGGTTGAGATCTTAAACAGGTTCCTAGAGAATCCTCAATGCGTACAGGAAGTGGCCACAGGTGCAGGTAAGACCATTATGACTGCCGCACTGAGTCGGAGCATCGAAGCCTATGGCCGCAGTATCATTATTGTACCCAACAAAAGTCTAGTAACACAAACAGAAGATGATTATAAGAACTTGGGGTTAGATGTGGGTGTTTACTTTGGAGACCGCAAGGAGTTTGGCAAAACACATACCATCTGTACTTGGCAGAGTCTAAACATCTTGTTAAAGAATACAAAGAATTACGAAGCAGAAGTTACTATAGGTGAGTTTATTGAAGGTGTGGTTTGTATCATGGTTGACGAAGTACACATGGCTAAAGCAGATGCACTAAAGACTTTATTGACTGGGGTGTTTGCACATGTGCCAATTCGTTGGGGACTAACAGGAACTATTCCCAAAGAGGACTTTGAAAAGGTCAGTATCTTTTGCAGTCTAGGTCCTGTTGTGGGCAAGCTCAGTGCCAGCGAACTACAACAAGCCGGCCATCTTGCCAACTGTCATGTTAATATTGTGCAGTTGGTAGACCATGTGGAGTACCGAGAATATCAAGACGAGCTCAAGTATTTGACTGAAACAGAAGGTCGACTAGACTACATGAGCCGGTTGGTTACTAGTGTAAACGAAACAGGCAATACTCTAGTGTTGGTAGACCGTATTGCCACAGGCAAGATGTTAACGGAGCGCCTGGGTGACAGAGCAGTATTTGTTAGTGGATCAACCAAAGCAAAGAATCGAAAAGAGGAGTACGATGATGTTGCGATTAGCGATGACAAGATTATTGTGGCGACTTACGGTGTGGCCGCTGTGGGTATTAATATCCCTAGGATTTTTAATTTGGTTCTTGTGGAGCCCGGAAAGAGCTTTGTTAGGGTTATACAATCAATTGGGCGAGGTATTAGGAAAGCCGAAGACAAAGACTTCGTCCAGATCTGGGATATCACCAGTACATGTAAATTTGCCAAGAGACATTTGACCAAACGCAAGGCTTTTTATCGAGAAGCCAGTTATCCCTTCTCTACAGAGAAAGCAGAATGGCAGTAGAGTTGGTTGTTGTGTATTTTTCTCGGGCGCAAGCGGCAACCTGTCTATTCAGACATTGCACTCTAAATGGTTGACTAGTACTAACACATTATATTATAATACATTTAACAAAGAACTTAACTTATGAGAATATTGACCTTAGACAATCGCAGTTTTGAAATGAATGAAATCCCAGACGAAGTTGAGGATCTGAGATTTTGTGTACTTGACAACAGCGACCCCAAGGAACCTGATTACTTTTACATTCCCCTGATCTTTTTAGAGAGTTTCAATAGCCCTGCACTGGTGTTAAAGATTGGCGACAGCATTATTAAGATGCCGGTGGATTGGCAATTACTAATAGGTGAGCCTGACCTAGGCGATTTAGAAGTTGTTCCGCTGACCAGTATCAATGATCGTGGCTTTAGTGTGTTTTGTTTTAACCCAATGAGTAGTTTTAGGCCGGAATTTAAACCAGTTGAGATTGTAGACATCTATCAGGATGTCAAATGGTACTTTCCAAAACTAAAGCCTGGACAGATGTTGGCCATACCACTAGAAGAAAATGCAGACAAGCCCCTATGTGCTTACTTTGTCAAAGACATATCAAGGCAAAGTGAAGTAGTAAACTACAGTAAATGTTGGTAAGGAGATGTTATGGGACGACTTAAAGAAGGTGTGACACTGATATACGAACGAGCCGATGGTATTGTGTATTCTAGAGAGTCTGGTACAGATCCATCTACTCGTACACCGGTAAGTTGGGACTACGATAGCCGAACTCCTGATGGTAGACCCCTGCGTGACCATATTCAGGAAGACCAGATGTGGGGCGAAATTAGGCGCCTGGCACGAACCAATGCTACACTACAAGAAGAAGTAGATCGTGTGATTGCAACCTATCACTTGATCAAAGACAATGGATAAACTGGCCATCTCAAACGAAATGTTGCAGTTCGATAGGAAGAACCGCGACTTTTACGACGACTTAACAGAAGATGAAAAGAAAAAGTTTAGTCCTTTCTTGATGATTCGGTGGGGTGCAACAGTAGAAGGTGATGCAGATCTACAGGCCTACTACTTGATCAGTGCCAATGAGCGAATAAACAAACACTTCTTTGACATCAGTACTACACAACATAAAAAATTACACTGGTTGTTGGCCACCACAGTTAGTCCAGGCATGGGCAAGCAATATCACAAATGGTTAGCCGGGAATAAAAAAGAAAACACAAACAAAGCCAGCCGGTTCCTGCGCGAAATATACCCCACAGCCAAGTCGGATGAAATACAATTAATGGTGGAATTGAATTCCACAGATGACCTCAAACAGTTGGCACGAGCACATGGATGGGATGACAAGCGAATTAAATCAGACTTATAAATGTCGCTATTGCGAAAAAGAATTTCGCAAAGAAAGCACATTGACTGTGCATCTGTGTGAGCAAAAACGCAGATGGCAACAGGAACGAGAAACTGGTGTACAGTTTGGTCTTAGAGCATACTTGCGATTTTATGAATATGCACAGGGTAGTGCCAAGTTAAAAACATACGATGACTTTGCGATCAGTCCATACTACAATGCATTTGTAAAGTTTGGTCGTTATTGTGTTGGCATTCGTTGCATTAACTTTATCAGTTTCTGTGATTGGCTCTTAAAGAATAATAAGAAGTTAGATTTTTGGTGCAAGGATTCACTATATACAGAGTGGCTTCCGGAATATCTCAAACGAGAAGCAGTACAAGACGCCTTAGAGCGGGCGTTAAAGGAAATGCAAGACCATGCCGATCTTAACCCAGAGCTTAAAAACGGATTTAATGACTATTTTCGCTATGGCAATAGCAATCGCATTTGTCATCATATTGTTACCGGTCGCATTAGTCCTTGGATTGTTTACAATTGTGCTTCGGGCGTTGCTTTTCTTGATCAACTACTAGAAGATCAAATAGCAATGATCATTGATTACATAGATCCAGACTATTGGCAACGCAAATTCGTAGACCATATGGCCGACGCCGAGTGGACCAAAGCAGTACTGGCAGAGGCAGGACTATGAAATTCCGGTCGGACATTGACATAGACTTTGCGGATCGCACACAGGCGTTGAACTTGTTGCGGCATCATCCAGCAGGCATCATGCGTGATGAGAAATTGATCCGGCACAACACTGGTGTGTATGCAACAGACATTCCCACAGATCCATTTACAGGCATTGCCAGCATTGATCACAAAGTGGCCGAAGATCGTGGCTACACAAAACTAGACTTTTTGAATGTGTCATTGTACACGCAAATTAAGAATGAGCAACATCTTACGGCATTGATGGCGCAAGAACCTGTATGGGACTTGTTACTTGACAGAGATTTTTGTAGCCTGCTGATACATATCGGTAATCATTATGACACCTTGATGAAAATGCCCGAGCCTGTTGATACAATTCCCAGACTGGCCATGTTCTTGGCCATTATTCGTCCGGGTAAAAGGAATCTAATTGGACTGCCTTGGGACAAAGTGGCCGAAACCATATGGACGGCCACAGAAGACGGGTATGTGTTTAAAAAGGCTCATGCTGTGGCCTACGCACACCTGGTGGTAGTACACATCAACTTGATTTGTGAACAAATTAGTCAAGGCTATTCCTAACAGTATGAGGATACAAATTAGGACAATAACACGCAACACCTTAGCAGGCATTACCACAAGTCTTGCCATGGTGCCAGAGGTTGTGGCCTTTGCTTTGCTGGCCCATGTGAATCCTTTGGTGGGATTATATGCCGCAGTGATTCTAGGCTTAGTTACTGCCTTGTTTGGCGGCAGGCCCGGATTGATTAGCGGAGGAGCTGGTAGTCTTGCTGTGGTCAGTGTGGCCTTGGTTGTTACCCACGGAGTTGAATACTTGTTTGCCTGTATTGTGCTCATGGGTGTGATACAGTTTGCCTTTGGTGCGTTCAAGTTAGGCCGGTTAATCAAACTGGTAAGCCCTAGTGTTATGACTGGCTTTGTGAATGGATTGGCTTTGGTAATTTTTATGGCACAATTTCACCAAATTCCCGTTGAAGGATCGGCCTTGTACTCTATGTTGGGACTAATCAGCGTAACTATCCTTGGAGTACTAATTGCTCCACGGATTACTCGGCATATTCCCTCCAGTTTGTTTGGCATTGTGTTAGTAACTATATTAGTATTCCTATTTAAAATTCCAACCAAGACCGTGGGAGACATTGCTAACATCAGTGGTGCCTTGCCCAGTTTTCATTTACCCCTTGTGCCATTCACATTAGACACATTATGGATTGTGCTACCTTATAGTTTGATCCTGGCCGCAGTCGGTTTAATCGAAACATTACTCACTGCTAATTTAGTGGACAAGACTATAGGCGGAGTTAACCAGTCCAACCGAGAAAGCATGGCACAGGGTGCAGGTAATGTGTTGACTGGCTTGTTTGGTGGCATGGGTGGCTGTGCTATGATTGGGCAGACTGTTATCAATTTGGAAGCGGGTGGTCATCAGCGGTTGGCAGGTGTAGTGGAAGCACTGGCCATACTTGCTTACATTGTGTTTGCCAGTGTTGTGATTGAATCTATTCCCATTGCGGCTTTGATTGGTGTGATGTGTGTGGTATGCTATCACACATTTGATTGGAGCAGTTTATCTTTTAAAGATAAACCAAGACAAGACATTGCTGTGATGCTGATAGTGACCATAGCCACAGTTATATTCAATTTGGCTTATGCCGTTTTACTTGGTGTGGTATTGACCAGCGTATTATACTACTGGAAACATATTGAAAGCGAAGTATGACCTTACAAGATGAATATTATAACTAAATCAACTACCAAGACAGTGATGGAGACTTAGAGTATTATTACTACGGTAGAAGAACTACTTCGATCAGTGAACTAACTGATTTTACGCACCAAGGTGATTGATCTACGCTTGCTACGCTTCATGGCCATTTCTTTCAGGCTGGTTTGCGGACCGTACTTGATTTCCACATCTTTGCTGTTCATGGTTCTAACACAGAACTTGAAAATGGCCCAATCTTGTTTTAGAAACACATTGATTGGGATTATTCTGTTGCTTTCCCACCACCATTGCTCACCCAGCTCTAGGAAATATGCTTTTTGTTCGGTGGTACGCAGGATACCGTAGTCATAAATGGTGGTAATTTGTTCGTCGGCATTTTGCACAATGCCTACATAGTCGTTTCCTCCATAAACTATGTAAGTCAAATACGGATATTGTTCTAATAATGCCTTAATGTCTATTTCCACTTTTGCTATAAATATGTTAAAGATTGCCTAAAAAATGCAGACTATCAAACTATATTTAGTAAACCAAATTGCTGAGGTTCAAATTATGGACCCAGCAATCTTCACCGTAAGGAATAGAACCGTGTACAGCCGCCCAATCAAAGTCTACCAAGGTGTAGACAACCCCATACAAGTTGTAGTCAAGAACCAAGATCAAAAAAAGGTGAATCTGACAGGATATACTGTTCAAGCCAGTATACAGGATCCTATAAACCAGGTCACAGTGGAAACCTACGCTGTTACTTTTGCTAATATTGCCATTGGGCAAGGCACAGTTACATTGGATAAAGGAACAATTAACAGCTTGGAACAAAGATTTTATAAATTAACATTTAAAACTATAAAAACATCGGATAGCACAGAGCAACCAGTTTATATTGATGACAACTATGGTGTGCCGTTGGACTTAGAAATACTGCCAGCATATTGGGCAGAAGTAGCCAGCCAAGATTCAGAAGTTATCATCGACGGAGGAACACTATGACCATATATGCCAATGTGGGGCACATACTATTAAAGCGCGGCAATACTACACAAAGTTCTGCATATACAGGACCTGTGGGAGAATTAACTTTCGACACAGGATTGAATACTGTTAGAGTACATGATAATTCTACCGCAGGCGGATATCAATTAATACCGATAAACGGGTCTTTGGGCAATGTTACTGCAAATTCTATAGTTATTAGTAGAACACTAACTGCAAATACTGGATCAAACACTACCTTAAGAGTCACGGGCACAATTGGTTCTACATTTGGCAGTAACACAACCACTGATCCGGCTGCCGCATATGGTATACGGGGAACTATCAGTGGCAGTAATCTTGTTAGAACTAGTAACTACATGGCAGGTGTTGTTGGTATATACAACATTACTGGAACTAATGCTAGTACCTTTCCCAAGGCAGGTGTCACTGGATTTATTGCCGACACAACAGTTACCGCTGATGCGGCTGTGATGGCCTACTTAGACGGTGATGGTGGCAATACTCGAGCAAGAGCTGGTTTTGGTATTACTATGCAAAACACAACTGCATCCAGTGGATTTGAATATGGAATGGATTTAAATATGTCTGATATTGATCCAACAGTACCATATGTAAGGCCTTACAAAAAGGCCGAGTGGCGTGTATCAAATGATGTTGTTTTTCTCACTGGCGCCGGAGTCCCTACCAACGGAGTGACAGGTGCCGGATTTGCAGGAATAGGGTCAATGTGCATAGATGTAACAGCTGGAAAGATGTATCTTAATGGCGGAACTAAATCAGCTCCGGTTTGGAAAATAGTAACTTCGGCTTAACCTAACAACTTGACCTAGCACACACTTTCCTATATAATAGTAGGATGCTAAACTCGATTCTTGATGCTGTAAACAGTTTGTTGCCGGTTCGGCGAAAAACCAACTCGGTATCGGGGTGGACCAGTTTTAATGCCGTTTGTTGTCATCACCGTGGGGAGTCGGCAGACTCTCGAGGCAGAGGCGGCATTATTACTAACCCTACAGGTAGCATTAGTTATAGTTGTTTTAACTGCAATTACACCACCAACTACACACCGGGACGCCACCTAAACTACAAGTTTAGAAAGCTCCTGAGTTGGCTGGGTGCCGACGAAAACACCATCAAGCGACTGGTAATTGATGCAATCCGAATTAAGGAACTGGTTGAACCCGACACGGTAGAGGTAGAAAAAGAAGAAATTTCTTTCAAGCCACGCAGTTTACCCGAGGAAGCACAGACACTTCATGCCTGGGAAATGTTTCATACATTGAGTGCAGACAATCCCTCAGTTACCAATGTACCTGCGGTGTTTCACAATGCCGTCATATATCCAGCGGCCAGGGCTATTGATCTAAGTAAATATGATTTTTATTGGACTCCCGAGCGTCAGTATAATTTAGACAAACGAGTAATTGTGCCCTGTACTTGGCAGAACAAGATCATTGGATATACTGCCCGTGCCACACAAGATGATGTCAAGCCCAAGTATCACAACAGTTACGAAGGCAACTATGTGTTTAATGTGGATCGACAACGGACCACTAGTAAATTTGTCATTGTTGTAGAAGGTCCATTTGATGCCATGGCCATTGATGGTGTTGCTGTGCTCAGCAATGAATGCAGTGAAACACAGGCCGACATCATTGACAGCTTGGGTCGTGAAGTCATTGTGGTACCCGATGTAGACCGTGCAGGTATCAAGATGATTGATGCGGCCATAGAGTATGGCTGGAGTGTGAGTTACCCCATATGGCAAGAAACACACAAAGATGTCAACTCAGCGGTTGTGGCCTATGGTAGACTGTTTGTGTTGAAAAGTATCTTGGAAGCCAAACAAACGAGTCGCTTAAAAATTGAACTACTAAAGAAAAAATTAAATACTAACCTATGAACAAAGAATACACTCGAGAACTACAGCAGTTATTTTTAGAAATGATGTTGCAGGATGCCACCAGCTATGTGCGGGTGCAGAACATTTACAATCCAGAAAACTTTGATCGCAGTTTAAGAGCAGTTGCAGAGTTTCTTAAACGGCATAGTGAAGATCACAAAACCCTGCCTACATACGAGCAAATAAAAGCCACCACAGGTGTGGACTTGAAACCGGTACCTGAACTAAATGAAGGCCACTACGAATGGTTCATGACGGAGTTTGAATCTTTTACTCGTAGACAAGAACTGGAGCGAGCAATTTTAAAATCAGCAGACCTACTTGAAAAGGGCGAATATGACCCAGTTGAAAAACTTATCAAAGACGCAGTACAAATATCACTCACCAAAGACATGGGTACGGATTACTTTGCTGATCCTAAGGCTCGCATTGACCGATACTTCAACTCGGGCGGGCAAGTGTCAACAGGATGGCCGCAATTAGATAGATTGTTGTATGGCGGCTTTAGTCGCGGTGAACTCAACATCTTTGCTGGCGGATCGGGTTCGGGCAAGAGCCTGGTCATGATGAACATTGCGCTGAGTTGGTTGCAGGCCGGACTCAGCGGAGTTTACATCACACTGGAACTGAGTGAAGAACTTACAAGTCTACGTACAGATGCCATGTTGACTGGCACAGGTACCAAAGAAATTCGCAAGGACATTGACACAACCACAATGAAAGTGCGATTGGTCAGTAAAAAAGCCGGACAGTATCGTGTCAAGGCCCTGCCAGCACAGAGCACAGTTAACGACATTCGCAGTTACTTGAAAGAAGTGCAGATACAGACCGGGATCCGAGTAGACTTTGTTATGGTAGACTATCTGGACTTGGTCATGCCTGTGAGTGTCAAAGTTAATCCCAATGATCAGTTTATCAAAGACAAGTATGTGGCAGAAGAATTGCGTAACTTGGCCAAGGAACTGGGTGTATTGTTAGTAACTGCTAGTCAGTTAAATCGTAGTGCAGTTGAAGAAGTTGAATTTGACCATAGCCACATTGCTGGGGGTATTAGTAAGATCAACACAGCAGATAATGTGTTTGGTATCTTTACTAGTAGGCAAATGCGTGAGCGTGGTCGATATCAAATCCAATGTATGAAGTCGCGTAGTAGTACCGGTGTTGGACAAAAGATTGATCTTGAATACAACATTGAATCCATGCGTATCACAGATCCTGGACTTGATGCCAACGATTCGGGTGGACCTGCTAAAGTTTCCAGTATCATGAACCAGATAAAAAGCAAAGTTGCAGAGTCCGCAGAAGAAACTAGTTTTGAGCGTGCTACTGGAACCCCTGCGTGGGAGCAGGCTCCCAAGGCCACCGGAGAAGTCAACAGCAATAGACTCAAGAGCATGTTGGCAGGACTCAAGAAAGCAGAATGAGCAATATACATTGCCCCATGATTCATGGCGGTCTACAGATAAACTTAAAAAAAGATCACAATAAGGTTTTTGTAAATCAGTGCTGTCTTCGACCAGACATGATTGAAGTCACTGACGATCTGTGGAACAATCAGCAGTTTACTAAACTTCGAGAAAAGAACAATCAAAATATTTGGGATAGTGCCTGTTGGACTTGTCAAGCAAATGAAAAAGTCAATACACCCAGTCTGCGTACAGGCACGCTTGAACAATTCGGTGTGCAGACCAAATTGTCCGGACCGGTTAGACTTGACCTTATGTTTGATATTGGTTGCAACCTGGCCTGTAGGACATGTGGACCACAGTTAAGCACCTACTGGCAACGACATCTTAAAGAACACAAAATAGCATTTACCGCACCTCGTCCTGTTAGTCGTGTGGATGACATGATTGATTTATTAAGAACACTAGATCTTTCAAACCTTGGGTTAGTTGTTTTTTGTGGTGGCGAAACTCTACTGGGCAACAGCTACTGGCAAGTTGCCGAAGAACTAGCAAGACTTGTGCCCAACGCCAAGGAAAAACTAACAGTTAGTTTTCAAACCAATGGCACACAAACTATTGATAAAGAATATTACAGTATTATTGAAAAGTTTCATTTGGTTAAACTACACATTAGTCTTGACGGCATTAAAGAAAGATTTAACTATTTGCGTTGGCCCGCCGATTGGAATCAAGTAACCAACAACGTATTGCAATCGAATCAAAACTTACCAGTTAATGTTATGTTTTTAATAGAAGAAACAGTTAGTATTTTTAATTTGTATTATCAACAGGAATTGGCCACCTGGATCAATCAGAACTTTAAAATCAATAGATTGGGTGATGCTGTAAATCACACTAGACACATGGCAGAAGGCATATTTGGAATACATAATCTATCCAACGAGTATATTAGATCAATTGATTCAAATTTTAAAAAGATGCTTAGACCGGAATTTAACGAAAGTTCCAGAGGTATAGAAAAAATGCTAGAAGAAATACACAAGTTTGATACACTAAGGAATCAAGACTGGACCAAGGTATTTCCCGAAGTTGCAGAGTTTTACAGTAAGTTTGCTATATCAGGCAAGTAATCTGCGATTGATATTTTTTTTAGTTGATCTTGGCGTTCTACTTCCAGTTTGAAATTTTCATATCTATGCGCTGAAAAAGTGCCCACAGACATGAATGCTTCTACCTCTGGCAAGTAGTTGGGATTGTTATTTCTGACAGCAACCTTGACTGCATCGGGCAGGTTACCGGGACCGAATAACAATGGATGTGTAATTTGTTTACAAGCATATGATAACTTTTCTTGCTTGAAAAAAGTCATCAATTCAGAATAATAATAAATGTTAAGATTAGATATCATACAACTAACACTGAGGTTATCGGTTAGTGTTCTAAACAAGGCAATATTTTTTCTCAACTTATCCCACTGCAACGGAAACCGCATGTATTCAAACACACGATCAGTGCCATCTATGCTGAAACAAACGTTTAATTTAGAAAAGTTCTTGAGCACAGAAATTTGGTATTCTGTTAGCTCTATGGATCCATTTGTGACTATGGATACAAAACAGTTGGTATTACCGGACTCAACTAACTTTTCTAATATTTTAAAATTCTTTTTTTCCAACAACGGTTCGCCACCAACAAAACTCAACGAAACAATATCGGCCCAGTTAATTCCAAAGTCCACAGCATCTATATCTAGTCCACGATACTGTGTGGACCGGCCTTCTAGTTGTGCCCACGCAGAACTCCAGGTGCTGTTACAAGTAACACATTGTCCGTTGCATAAATTACTGGTTGATAACTTTATTTGCTTTGGTACAAATCCGGTGCTCAAACTCAGTTGTTTGATATTGTCAATGTTCAAGTCTAACAAATAGTCCATGGTTCCGTTGTGTATTTGCCGCTCGCTGGTTAGCCCACGGTCTTCCAAGTCCCAACATGTTTTACATTCTTTGGCAGGCTGTCCTTCAGCAATGGACTGCTGTACACGAGCAATATCTGTGTTTGGGGCCAGTCTACAGCAATAAATGTTCTTGTTGGGATTGATAAAGTCTGTTTCAACAGAATAAAACGGTAATACGCAGTAATTGTCGCTCATGCAGATATTTAATGGTAAACTGAAATACTCATAATTAAAACAACAACTAAATATACTAAATTGGAGTAAATCTTGCGTAAACACACCCGTAGTATTCTGGAAGAACTAACCAGTATTAGTGTGCAAAGAGATAAGGAAAGCCTTATTGAAAGCCGTGCTAATAATGTGATTACTAGTGCAATCAATTTGATGAAGTATATCAAGGAAAACTACGATGCTGACACAGCCGACGAGCTTGAACGTAGACTATTAAACAGCATACGCAGTCAAGATCCGGCAAAATTTACCCGTAAAGTACGCGGTATCAGAGAAGCAGCCAAAAAAAATAAAGAGCAGTTATGAAACCCAGCATTATCCTAGAACAAAAGTTATACGAAACCAAAATGTATTCACGCTTGACAGCGGGCATGGATCTCAAGACCTTGGGCCACATGCAGAAGGTGCGTGAAAACTTTACTCTGCCATTTATTGCCAGTCTTAACAACATAAGTACACTGATGGAAGCAGAAATGACAGCCCAACAGGTGCAGAATGCATTTGGATCCGCAGAAAAGATTGCCACAGCCGGGGGCGATAATCGTAGCATGTTGGGCAAGGGTGCAGATGCCGCAGGTGCTGTTGGTGCTGGTGCTGTTGACCTAGCCAAAAAAGGTGCGTCAGGCGTCAAAGAACTTGCCAATAAATTATTGGCACAAAACAAAGACAAACTTGTGCAGAGCTTACCGCCTGCAGATGCAGGTCCTGTTGAAGGATTTGAACAAAAAGCACAAGAACAAATTGCACAGGTACAAGACCCCAAGGCCAAACAGAGTCTGATGGACTTGGTCAAGCAGGCTGCCAAGAATCCTGCGGTACAGACTATGGTGTTGGCCGCTGTGGGTGGCATTGCCACTGTGGTGGCTGGTCCTGCCATTGCTGGACTAGGCCTAGGCCTGGCAGTCACTGGTGCTTTAACAGGCACTGTGGTGGGTGGCTTGACTGGCGCTGTTAGAGGCCTCATGCAAGGTCAAGGCCTGTCAGGTGCATTGAAACAAGGTGCCATGGGCGCCGGACTTGGTGCCGTGGGTGGTGGCGTGGCCGGCGCAGTGGCACAAGGTGCTCAAGCATACATGCAGAACAAGGGTGCAGAAGCACAACAGCAAGCAACAACCGGTGAGGAAGTAATGCCAGTGCAAGGTAGAGGTATTAGTCAAGGACAAGAACTATCCGATGGATCAACAGTTGACAGTTTGAACAACAATGGTAGTGTAACAATCAAGCGACCAGATGGTAGCACAATGATTGCAGATCGTGAGACTGCAATGGCCATGGCAAACCCTGGCAAAGGCCAATTTGGTGGTCCGGCTCCTGCACCCGGTGACGGCAGCGTATCGGATCAAATGAGTCAGTATATGGCGGCAAATAAAGGCAAAACACTTAACGATATGGGCGAGTGGGTTGATAAGCCCGCTGTCGCACAGGCAAATCAGTCTGCGCCTGGCAACCCAGAAGCCTCTATTAATCCCAATGCTGGACAACAACAAGTTGATTTGAACAAGATGGTTCAAAACAAGGTTGACTCCGGTGCCAGTCCAGCACAGACTCAAAACACCTCTGATTCAGATTTTAGCCAAGCAGAAATCAATGCACCAATCAAACCATCAGCGGCAGCCGAACAACTTGCAGGCCAAGAGGCTGCCAAATATGGTCGGGTGCGTCCTAACTTAGATGACTGGCGAGCAGCCAACATGTTGGCCAAAGGTCAAACAGCACAAACACAGAGCCGTGTCAATACTGGTAAGCCTCTTAACGAATATGTGGATTACGAACTAACTGCCCGCATGTGGTATATCCGTGAAAGTGTTGGCAAGTCTCGTGGCAATATTCACTTGACCGAAGCCGGCATTGGTGATATGTTTAAGAAAGCTGGTAATTGGTTAAAGACCAAAGCCGGTAATGTGACCAACAAGGTCACAGCAGACAAACTGCAACAGGCTTGGAAGAAAGCTGGCAACCCTACAGATTCCGGTCAAGTTGCCGGTATCATGGTCAGCGCCGGAGTACCACAGGAAACAGTTGACCAGATATTCCAGAACCTGGGATTGCCTACAGGTGCCGGCACAGTGACAGCGGCACCAGAAGCACCAGCAAAAGCACCCGGACAAGGTTTACTGGGCCGGGCCGCTGGAGCAATTGGTGGCGCAATTGGTGGAGTCAAAGGTGCCATTGCCGGCACCAAAGATGCATTTGCCAAAGGCCAAGAAACCGGCTTTGATTCAGCTCGTACCAGTCAAGCCGGAGATGCAGTTGGTGCCACAGGCGAAGCCAATCCTTATGTAAAACAACCTGCACAACAGCCCGGCCAAGACACACAGACTCAAGGTACACCACAGGGACAACAACCCAGTTACGGACAAGGAGCGGCACCGCAGGCCTACGGAGTAGCACCTCGTTCAACACCAGGATCACAAGGTCAAGCGGCACCTGGTTCTGCACCCGCCACAGCATCGGGTACCACAGACACCGGCAATGATGTTGATGCATTTGGGGCAGTAAAGAGTGGCAGTGATGCTGTAGGATCTGCGCTCAACACCGCCGGCACCAAGGTTGCAGATACTGTCAACGACTTAAACAGAGCTGTGCAGTCCGGCAAGGGTATGGGCGCCAGTGGACAAAGTTTGGTACGCGGTCCTTACGCACCCGGAGGCGAGGGCGCCGGCCGAGACTCAGTCAAGATCAAAGATGCACAAGGCCAAGACCATTCCTACAAAAAAGTTGGAGCA